ACTCTTCAAGATAGTGAAGAAGGTTGCAAAATAGGGGGGGTATTGTAAGACATGGCATGCAGATGTTATAATGAAATTAATGAAACACTTATTGTATTTTACAATTGAATATACAAGAAATGCTTCATTACAAGACGGACACCAAATTGGTGTTTGTTTTGTTTTTAATCTGCTGGCAAAGAGGCTGTGGCGAACCCCCCAATCCTCTTGCTGGATGCCGGTTTAAGTTGGGGGGGATTCTCTCTGTTATACGAAAAACAAGGGAACCCTTGCAAACGGTGAACTTCGTAACTTCGTTTGCTCGTATTGTTGGCCTAATGACTCATTAGAAGCAGACGGCCGCTTATAAAGATCGAAGTTAACCCTGCCGATAAACGGACCACAGGGCGAAACACAGCTAAATTCATTGGCTGATCCCCCCTGTTGCCAAAAAACAGCAGCTAACAAGGGAAGCAACACGCAAAACAAAAACAAGATGATAATTAGAAATGATCTTTGTAGAGGGTGCCGCAAATTTAGTGAGAGTTGCAATTGGGTGGAAGCATGCTTTAATATTCGCAAATTAGCGGCGGAGGAGCAGCAACGAGTGATCGCAGGCGAATATGAGAAATTCGGCATCACATGGGACAGAGGCAAAAAGTCGATGGGTATCACATACTATAGACATCTTGATCGGTCAAGGCCGATTGAAGAATGAAATGGAAGAATCAGCAACGCAGCGCCGCCTCCGCGGTATGTTCGAATATTTGAAAGGCCTTCACATCAAGGGCTTCAATTTCGCCTCCTATGATGAGTACAAAGCGGCCAAGCTTGGGCAGACAAATTTGGCAGGGTCAGATGTTAAGAAGACGGATCTGAAAGGGGAAATGGGGTTCATCGCGCAGAGAGCCTTGAGTGAAAGGGACGAAGAATTTGCGAATTTGGACGAGGCCGGATTGATGCGGTACAGGGAAATGTTTGGGGAGAATCCCGATTGATTTTCCCTTAGAAGCGTGTTAAAATGAAAGAAAATGATGAACCAAGCTGAACAAGCAGAGTACGCGTTACGCGTCAAGCAAGCGCAAGACGAGATAAACCAAGTATTGCGCAAGTACAAAGTTGCGATGGTGCCGGTCTTGGGAATCGAGTTTCAGAATAACGCACCCCCGAGCCAGTTCGTGCTGCCGCCAACGATGCCTAATCTTGAGGGAAAACCATGAAGATAGACGTTGAGACTATCAAACACAAAGAACAAGCTTATGATACCGTGGGTAATTGGTGGGAAGACGAGGGGATAAGGTTCATCAGGGTGTCAGAGATGGAAGACCCACGGATGGAATTTTTGGTAGCTTTACACGAGTTGATCGAGCAAGAGTTGTGCCAAGCCCGGGGCATTCCCACGGCAGACGTAGACAAATTCGACCAAGAATTTACGGGAGGAGGCGAGCCAGGGGATGCAGAATTTTCCCCTTACAGGAAAGAGCATTTTTTCGCCACTACGATTGAGCGCCTGATGGCAGCAGAGCTCGGCGTGGACTGGCGAGAGTATGAAGCTAAAATAAACTCATTATGAAAACACTAACTACCAATAAAATAAACTCTATAATAGTTTGGACAAGGATGAAGCAGATGCCTCCACGGGAGTTTGCAAGCATTGCAGACATGGAGACGTCACGTGAAGTGATGTCTATCTTAAGGGAAGGAATTTTGGATTTAACGGACAAAATTGAGGCTCTAGGCGTTATGGTCAAGGCGACACCCCAGGAGAGACAAAAAGCCGGCGAGGAGTACAACGCATACGAAACAGCCGTAGGCAAAGATAAAGTAAGCGCGGAATTTGAGGACGCCGAGTTTAATTATTTTTTTAACCTATTTGTTCAGCGTGGCAAAGAATGGTTTAATACCGTAGAAGAGTTCTTGACATTCAACAAGCAAATGAATGAAACTAACGCGCAACCGAAAATGGTCAAAGAGAAAACCAAAAAATAAGTTTGTCAATATCTAACAATACAGATTATGCCGTTTGTCAAAGGTGATAACACCTACCAAAAGTTAGGCGGAAGACAAGGATATGAGATCGAGCAAGCGCAATTAAAAAAGATGAGTAGCGAGCTTGCCGCTTTTGTTAAATTGACAGAAAGAATCAGAAAAGGCGAGGCGACAAAAGAAGAAAAAGAAAACTACGAATTGATCAGTCGTCCTATCTGCAAAATGATGGACAAATTGCACGCCAACAAAATTATGTTGAGCGGCGATAAAGAGAATCCGTTAATAAGTCCTACTCCAATTTTAAATGTTGTATTCTGCAACGAGCGCGACACAAAAGATAATAAACTTGTCCAAAAAGATTCGGGCGGTCCAGGGAGGAACCTCAGCGAGCAAGACAGTGTCGATCATCTTATTTCTGATCCACAAAGCTCAGAGCGACAAATCTCCAACCCTGACCAGCATCGTATCGGAATCCCTGCCGCACCTGAAACGAGGGGCTATGCGGGATTTCTTGCTGATTTTACAAGCTCATAATTATTTCAAAGATTCCCGCTGGAACAAATCAGACTTTACCTACACATTCGAAACTGGATCCAAAATAGAATTTTTCTCAGTAGACCAGCCAGACAAATTAAGAGGTGCGCGCCGTGATAGATTATTTATCAATGAGGCAAACAATATTCCGTTCGACGCATTTGAACAATTGGAAGTTAGAACACAAGAGTTTGTATTTCTGGACTGGAATCCGGTCAGTGAGTTCTGGTTTTACACCGATGTCATGGGAAAGCGTGACGATGTAGAACCAATCAAACTTACTTACAAAGATAACGAGGCCCTGAGCCAGGAGATTATCAATTCTATTGAACAGCGCAAGAACCGCGCCGGATGGTGGAAAGTTTACGGACTTGGAGAACTAGGCGAGGTTGAGGGAAAAATTTACAAAGACTGGCAGATTATTGATGAGATTCCGCATGAAGCAAGGCTTGAACGTTACGGTGTAGACTTTGGCTATACCAATGATCCCACTGCAATAATTGCCCTCTATTATTATAACGGTGGCTATATTGTAGATGAGATCGCTTACAGGGTTGGAATGGATAATCCTGCGATTGCAGATGTTTTAATCAATCAACCCCGAGCGCTAGTTGTCGCAGATTCCGCAGAACCCAAGAGCATTGACGAGATCGCGGCCTATGGATTGACAGTAGCCGGGGCGTTGAAAGGCGCCGATTCCGTGCGCTACAATATCGCAGTCGTACAGGAACAGAGGATGTCGGTTACTAAAAGATCCGTTCACGTCATAAAAGAATATCGAAACTTCTTGTGGAAAGTGGACCGCGACGGCAAAATACTCAATGAGCCGGAAATAGAGTTTAAACATTCCATGGACGCCATAGCCTACTCGATGGTCAGTATCGCCCCGATAAAAAAGAAAATTGAATACAATAAAATCTTAGACAAAAAAGATAAATTACAGACCTTGCGACAGTTTGATCACTACGCTAAAAGAGGAGTTGTGCCGCGGCACTTGTAACGGTTTTATGAGTTGTTATAATTAAAGTATCATTAATCTGGCGGGGAGGAAAAAGCCGGGGGTCTGATATGGTTTCTCTCTCGGCCAGATTAATGATAACATCGTACTGCCTCCCCGACCCTGATGGCAGAAACGATTAACCCCACAACTGGCCTGCCGCCAGTCACAGCAGTAACGTACGTTCCAACAGAGAAAGACTTGGACGCGCGTGTTTTAGTTGTAAATGAGTACTTAAAGGGAAGAATTAACTCCGACAAATCTTATAATCAGTTCAATGGCCGCACACTTTATGACTTTATAGACGACGGCACGAAACGCTGGAATGGCTACATCTCCGAAGCCAGCCCGCTCATTGACACTGACCAGTCGCGCATTTTCATAAACTATACTCGCAACCAGATCATTTCGTACCTGGTAAAAGTAGCAATGACCCGGGTAGAAGCAAAGATTAAGGCCGTAAACAAGAAGACCGGGGCAATAGATCAGAAGTTTGCCGATGCGCTAAGGGATTTAAACCGCTACAGCTTGGACGCAGAGAACGGAGACGCCCGCTACATGGAGATTGGCTTGGAAACGGCTACCAAGGGCA